CGCCTCGACGCTGTTCAAAAGACCGTGCATGCGCATTTTTCGTCCCCATCCGTTCAGGGGGTGAAAGAGAGCGGGGCGGACGAAGCCGCCCCGCGAGGTCGTCCTCCGGGGCGCTTAGCTCGCCGAGACGACCATCAGCTTGAAGGCCTCGAAGTTCGTCACGTCGCCACCCACGCGGCGGCGGGTGTAGAACAGGACGAACGGCTTGGCCGTGTAGGGGTCGCGGAGCGTCGAGATGCCGAGGCGGTCGACGATCGTGTAGCCCTGGCGCCAGTTGCCGAAGGCGATCGGCAGCGCGCCGGCCTCGACGGTCGGCATGTCGGCGGCCTCGCGGACCGGGGAACCGAGCAGGACGCTCGGCTTGCCGGCTTCGAGACCCGGGCGCCACATGTACTGCCCGTTGCCGTCCTTCAGGAGCATCACGGCGGTGGTGGTCGCGCGGCGCATCAGCCACGACGCGCCCGCCGTGTAGGGCTCCTTCAGGGAGGTCGAGAGGCGCAGGAGCGAGTCGGCCGTGATGGCGGTCGCGTGGCCCGCAGCCCCGCGCTCGACCATGCCGCGGGTGGTGCCGGAGGCGTAGCTCAGGATGCCCCGCGGCTGCTTGACGCCGGTGCCAGAGATGAAGGCGGTCGCCTCGGTGCGGCCGAACTTCTCGCCGACCTTGCGGCCCAGCCACGCCTCGACGTCGATCGAAGCGTCCTCGAGGAGCTTCTGGGTCGCCTTCGGCATGGCGTACATCTCGTGGACCGGGATGCGCTGCACGCCGACCTGCGGGGTGCCGGTCTCGGTCCGCGCCTCTGTCTCGCCGACCCAGCCGCAGTCCGCCTCGTCGTCGTCGATCGGGTACTCGATCGCGTCCGTGCCGATGGTCTCCACCGTGGCGAGCTCGCGCATCGGCGAGGTCTCGTAGACGATCGAGAGCATGCGGCTCGAAACCGCCACCGGCACGAGATAGCCGCCGTCCGGGTCGGAGCCGACCGACATCGCCTTGGCGTCGACCGAGCGGTCGTCCTTGGCGCGCAGGTAGGTCTTGAACTGATCGTTCCACGACTTGATGCCGTCGAAGTCGATCTTGTCGTCGGTGATGACCGTGCCGGCCTTGAGCTCGCCGCGGATCGACAGGGCGGTCCGGTGGAACTCGCGGGCCGCCTTGACCTCGGCGTCGACGTCCTGCCCGGCACCGAGTCGCAGGCGGTTCATCTTCTTCTCGACCTCGTCGGCGTGGTCCTGGACGGACTTCACCGACTTCTCGATCGCGGTGTGCTTCTCGGCGACGCTGGTGGTCAGCGCGTCGAGCTGCGCCTTGATCTCCGGGTGCGAGGCCGCGCCCTTGGCCTCCTCGGCGATCTTGCGGACGTCGGCGAGATCCTTCTGGAGGCTGTCGCGCAGGGCGGTGACGTTGTCGCCGAAGCCCTTGATCTCCTTCGAGATCGTCTCCAGCGCGGCGGGATCCACGTGCTCGGTCATGACCGAAGCTCCATTCAATTCTGGGAGAGGGTGCGGCCCACGGCCTTGATCTGGGCCAGTAGGTCGTTGACGCTTCGATCGTCCGCAGCCTCTCGCCGCGCGATCTTGGAAACGCGGGAGATGAAATCCCGCGCAGCCTTCTTGGACCAAGCCCCGCCTGCCTCGCGCAGGAGAGCCTCGGCATCCGAGAGGGAGTTGACGCCGTCGATCTCGTCCGACTTCACCCCGGAGATCCGGGCGCGGTCGTTCGACGGAAAGGTCACGATGGAGAGCTCGACCAGGTCGACGCCCTGCAGCTTGCGCCGCGGCTGGTCCGGCTTGGTCCCGAGCTCGTACTTGACGGCGCGGTAGCCGATCGACAGCCCGTCGAGCACGCCGGCCTTCATGCCCTCGTGGAGGTACTGGCCGCGCTCGGTCGAAAGCGCGAAGAGCTCACCCTCGACCTTCAGGCCGCGGGAGTTCTCCTCCATCTTGGTCCACTTGCCGACCGGCAGCATGTCGTCGACCGGGCCGAACATGCCGCCGTGCTGAAGTAGCATCGGCGGGTACTTGCCCTTGTCCTCCCACGCCCGGAGGGTGTCCTTGAAGGCGCCCTTCTCGATCACGTCGCCGTGGGAATCCATGTTGCCGAAGACCGCCCCGTAGCCGGAAAACACCCCCGTCTTGGCGTCTCCCTCGGCGAACTTGAGCTCGAACTTGTGCTCGATGTGGTCGAGGTTCATCACTCGGCTCCGCCGTTCGTGGGGGCAGGCTTCGGCGTGGCGGCGGGCGGCGGGAGCAACCTTCCGTCCGGGCCGATCTGGCTGATGTTGGCCGGGACGTAGAGGGTGTCACCGCCGGGCTTCGGCGGGAGCTCTTCCCATGCGCGGACTTCGTTCGGCGTCACCCACGCGGGGTTGCCGCCGCCGCCGAGAGCGGTCTTCATGAACTCCGCGCGGTCCTTCGATGCGGCGCGCAGGAACTCGGTGTCGGTGAACGACGTGTAGAGGCCGTCGGTGCGCTCTTTCTTGGTCAGAAGGTGCATGTCGGCCGACGCCTCGACCCGCCGATGCCACGGCCGGACCGTGTGGACCAAGTGGGCGAGGAACATCTGCTCCGACGACGCATAGGTCGCGGTCTTGTCGGAGAAACCGACCATGATCGGCAACACGCCCAGCGTGCGGCAGATCTCCTCGACCTGATGCTTGCGGGTCTCGAGGTGCTGCGAGTCGACGCCGGTCATCTGTAGCGGGGTGAACGTCGCCGACCGGTCGAGCGCCATCACGCGCGACGTCTCGCCGATGCCGGCGTACATCTTCTTCACGTAGGCGGCGAGCCGGACAAGCTGGTCGGTGTTCGCCGTGCCTTCGACCGACAGAAGCCCGCTCGGCCGGACGCCGTTGCGGTGCATTTCCGCCTGGCTGGCTTCCGTCGCGATGGCGAGCCCGACAGCCTCGCGGGCCATCTTGAGCGCCGGCATGCCCGTGTAGCCGTTCCAGGACGGCCCCCGGAGGTGCCAGATCGCCTCGGCTGGAAAGACCTCGACGCGGCCGCGGTGGTCCGTGACATGGTAGGTGACCGTCAGGTCGTCGGCGCGCCGAACCGTCACCCGACCCGGCTCGATCGGAATCAGTTCCTCGACGCCGCCGCGGACCATGTTCTTGAACGCGAACGCCTCGCCGGCCAGGACAGTGTGAAAGGCCAGCGTCTCGCGAAGCTCAAGGCTGCTCTGCCACTCGTTCGCCTTCGTGGTGAGCACGTCGTAGAGCGGATGATCGCGCACCTCCGAACGGCGCCCATCCGGCTCCCTCCGATAGAGCTTGAAGGGCACCATGATGCCCTCGGCGATGCGCCGCGTGCAGGCCAGCACCGTCGAGACCGCCAGCGCGGACTCGTAGTTGACCGACACCCCGGTCCGCGAAACGCCAGAGCCGAACAGATCCCCCCAGATTTCCTCGAACGTCCCGTAGCGGGTCGACGCCGTGGCCTTTGCCTCGCGGCCAAGGAGTCGCGAGATCAATCCCATGGCCGCGCCTCTCCGAAAGTCTTCAAGCGGCCGAAGCCGCGTCGATCTTCGCGATCAGCGCGTCGACGTCGTCGGTGTCCCAGCCGGATTGGCCGGCGGCTTCTGGTGTCTGAAGCATCAGGTACGCGCAATCGATCATCGCGACCCACGGGTCGATTTTCCCGTAACCGGACGCATCCCTGGCGACCCTGCTGCCAGTAGGGGTGGGGACGATGATGACGTTGTGCGCGCACCAATTCATCATCGCGCCGCCGCAGTGCTTGAACGAGCCGTCCGCGAGCTTGCGCCCCACCACCTTGAAGGCACCCATGAGACTGATGCCCTGGGGCACGGTCACAAGCGTCTCGTTCGCGATAAGACCAACCTCGATCAACTCATCGAGAAGAACTTGGCTCGTCCCGATCTTGTCGAGCCCCATCAGGCTGAACTTGCCGGATGCCTGCACCGCCCTAACGACCTCAATGATACCGTCGATGTCGTCAGGTAGATGGCTGACGATCGTCAGGTCGCCATCGTCTTGGAACTGCCGGTATAGCGTATCGTTCGCGCGCCGAAGCTCAACGCCGCCCTCAGAGATGAAGGCGTGACTCCACGATAGCCAGTCTTTGGTCTTCTCATCGCGGCCCATTACACTCAGGCCAAAGAGATCGTCCTCGCCACCCCCGTCGGCAGCAACAACGACGACCTCACTGCGATCCAAGATCGCCTCAAGCGTCAGGGCGCCATCTGCGCCACTCGCCCACCGGCGCGCGCCTGACCAACCATCGGCGCGAAGCGCCCCAGAGATCTCAACGTTCAGGTGCTTGGCCAGGAACACGTTCCTGGTCGACGGCCCCTTCTCGTTCTCCTTGGCCAACTCCTTCTTGATCCAGTCGCGGCCCCACGCGGTCCGCCCAATGAGCGGGTTCGTGATGTAGTAGTTTTCCGGCTCCAGATACTGCTCACTCTTAAGCATATGGTCCGGGAACTCGTAGATCACGGGCAAGAACTTCGGATCGACTATCGCTCCGTCGCGGACCTTCCTCGCGTAGTCGAGCTTGTCGCGCCAGATACCGGCTGGCGGCCGGTCCGACTGGGTCGAGATGGAAATCAAGAACCCCTCGGGGCGGCCTACTAGGCCGCCCGCGGCCTCACGCATCATCGCGTCGGCCCCTGATCGCGCGCCGAACTCCCAAAGCTCGTCGACGAGCACGAAGGCCGCCTTGTTGCCCGCGACCGTGCCGGTGTCGGCCGCGAGGATCTGGAGCGTCGCACCGGTCTTCAGGTGCCTGATGGTTCGCGTGTTGTCGATGACGTGCAGAAAGCCAGAGCACCCTGGGGCCGCGCTCAACCGCGGGTCAGCCCTAACCATGTCAGCCGCCGGCTTGAAGCTGTTGTTGGCTGCCTTGATCGTCGGCGCGACAATGATCAACTCGTTTGACTGGCGCCAATTCCGGATCAATGCCGTCAGCATCACGCCGGCGGCTAGGGTGCTCTTCCCGTTCTTTTTCGCCATGACGAGGAAGAACTCACTTATCTTCCTCTGCCCGTCACCGTCCTCGCCCTCATATGCGCCAAATACAGCCTCGACAAACTCAAAGATCCACGCATCCCCGGCCTCGCCGAACGTCGGCCGATTGGGAACATCGACGAGACGAAGTTGCTTGAAGACCTCAAGTGCGCCGGCGCCTTCTTCCGGGAAGAGAGCCCCACAGGGGATCAGCGAGCGGCCATCAACAATGCGCTCGGCCCAATCGGGGCATGCCGTTGTCCACTCCATCATGATTGGGACGACCTAGCGTGTGTTGTCGACGGCCAGACGAGGCGCGGCGGGGACGGCGAAGATGCCCTCAGATGATCCCCTCTCCGCAACCACTTGCCGCTGCTCCTTCTTCCCGAGCTTTGGCTCTCTAGGGGGCGTCTGCGCGCGCTCCTGGGGAACGGCCCATCCCGACCGCGCGGCTGAAGCCGACTCCGCAATTTGAGCTCGCTCCAGGCAAGCCTTCTGGGCCGACACGTTGCCGCCCTTGGCGGCGGCGATCTGCGCGAGCATAATCTCGGCCATCACCTTGGCGCGGCCCGTCGCGATCTCATCGGCAAAGTGCTTCCTGAGCGTCGGCGCCGAGATCCCCAGCACGCGCGCGATGTCGTCGTGCGTCATGCCGGCGAACACAAGCTGCTCGACCTTGGTGCGGTCGCTCAGCATGGGGTCGTACTCGGGCCGGCCGACCTTCGCCGTGGCCGGCTTCGGAGCGGCCTTGGCCTTCATGGCCTTCGCGGGCGGCTTCGCCTTGTCCTTCATCGGCCTATACCTGATCGTCGGCCGGCCATCAGGGCCTGGCGGCCTAGGCGGCGGCTTCCGGCTCACGGGAGCCTCTCGACCTTCACCGACACGCCGGGCCGAAGAACGCGCCTAGCGGCGCTCCTCTGGCCACAGACGGCAAGCGCAGTGGCGAAGGGCACCAAGAGAACCATGAACCAGCGAAACCGCGCCGTGACCTTGACGGTGGTAGTCATCGGGTCATCCGCTTCCGTCGTTCGTCCGCCGTCTTGGCCGTATGGTGCGACCCGCAGAGAACCTGCAGATTCCGCAGGTCCAGATCTGGGCCGCCGTCTTTCCGCTCGACGATGTGGTCGACGAACATCCGGTCGCCGGCACGCGAGCACTTGCGGCACCTCAGACCGTTCTCGATCGCCTCGCACCGGTAGTCGGCACGCTTGAGGGCGGCCTTTCGGGCCGCCGCCCACTCGGGCGTGTGGTAGAATGTGTCCGCGACCTTGGGGGGCTGGCGAAGGCGCTCAGGCGCCGGACGGAGGCGCGGCGGCATGGCCTTCAGGCGACCCATCAGCAAGTCCCGACAGGCGTCACCGCGGCCAGGATTTCGTCCACCACCTCGGCGGCCTCGCGATCGATCGCCGATTGGGTCATCACCTGGGCGCGAGAGACCGCGGCAGTGGGAACGAAGCCCCAGAATGCATCGGAGGGCCAAGGGGCGGGGATGAGGCTCACGCCGCCGCGCACGTCACTTCCGCCCTGTACGGGCAGGCGATGCTGCCGCACGACTGGCCGAGGTCACATGCCTCGCAGCGGACGCGCGTCCCGCCCGATACGGGCGAGGCGAGGTAGACCGTCCCGGTGGTGCGCGGACACCCAGCCTTAAGGCACCCATGAACCCCATAGCAGCCGCAATCAGCCGGATGCTTCCGGGCTTGCGGCGGCGACGCGGCCGAGCCGACAGGGCACGTGTCGACGTGCGGGCCGTGCGCCCCGCTACAGAGGGGGCAGAGCCAGCCGGTGGTCATGCCACGCGCCTCAGCCGCAAGTGCGCCTCGTAATCGCTGTTGTAGAGGTCGCGGAACCACATGGGCCGCTGGCTCGACCACTGGAGCGACACGCCGAGGAGTGACACGTCCCATCCAATGCCGTTGTTGTCGCGGCTGATGCGCGCGGCCCCGAGCCGGCCAACACCTGCGGCAAGGCACCAATGCGCGGGCGCCTTGCCGCCATAATCATGCCGGCTGGCAAAACAATGAGGGCGCCAGAGGCTCCCGCCGCGCCAGTTGGCGGAAAGGATCCACCGCCACGTCAGGCTGTGCGGCGAGTGCCACGACGCGAGGTTGATCAGCCCTCGGCTGTTCGTGCGCTGGAAGATGGCAAGGCCACCGATCCGCATCGTCATCTCCTGGTGATTGGATGCCCGCCGGTATGCGACGGAAGTTGTGGTAGGCTCAGGGCCGATCACCGTGCGGTCCGGGCAACCCGCCAAGATCGTACTTGGCCACGGTGCGGCCAGCGTCGTTCATGACGTACGCCATGCCGGTGATGAGCTCGAAGCGTGCGTCGCGCGTCTCGATCCAGAGCGACGGCGGGCGGCCACACGGCTCAGGCGCCGCCGGGACGAAGTTCGCCGTCTCGGTCTGGTAGATGGTGTCCTCGCCCGACGGCAGCTTATGGCACACGGTCAACATGGTCTGTTCCTTCTCTTGCTACTGCTGAAACAGAAAGCCCGGCTCTGGATCTCTCCAGGCCGGGCGCCGCCGAAGCGGTCTTGAGGCTCAGCGGCTTCTTTGCGCTTTTTGCAAAGAAGTCGCGAGCGATCTGCACGAGACCGGGCGCTACTCCGGCGACCCCACAAGCGATTTTTTACCGTCCCAGCTACGGGACCCCATGGGGCTAGGGCGGGCTTAAGGTCCATGCCCGAAGTTTGGACCCCGCGTCTGCTTCCGCGGCGCTCGTGCATTTCGTTGAGCGAGGGCCGTACGTAACCCCGGCTGCCTGCTTCGGCGCCTCCACCGCCCAACTAGACGGCTTCATCGGCTTCGCGTCCACGGTTCTCCGCGATGCCTCGCTCGCCCCTTGCGGGGGTAGATTGGCGAGGGCCGAGCCTAGCGGACAGCCGCCGGATGTCGGGGTTCCCTCGCTCGCCCCTCTTGCGAGGGGGTGGAAGACTGCGGGCCGGCGCTGGCCTGTCGCGGCAATGTTCTGGCGTTGCCAGTGGGCAGACGATCGCCCTGCCCTACGATGCCGCCGCAGTCACCGGCTTGTGCCGGGTTTCGTTAGCTGGCGGCGGCACCGGATTCGAACCGGACCCGATGTCGGGTATGGGAACCGACACCCTGCCCATGCAGCGTTCCGCCGTGTTGACTGCGGGCCTGATCGGTATCAGGCGGCGCCTTTACCCGATGACGGCGTCACGTTCCGTCTGTTCGCGGACTTGCGTCCTGTCGGGCGGTACAAGGGCGCGGCAAACACTCTCCGCTCTTTCGAGCCGCCGCAGTCACCGACGTTGCCGTCGGATCTCTGAAATTCGACTGCGGCCGAGGTGGGCGGTACGGTCGCGACCCGCTCCATTCCCTCGCACTAGCACCGCCTTTCGGCCGCCGCAGTCACCGCCACGAAGGCGGGTAGGCTTCGACGCGGCTGCGGGCTGTGTAGCTGTAACCCTGGCCGCAGGGGCTAACCGGTCGCAGCCGCCGCGTCGAACTTGGTGCCGGCCCGAGGACTCGAACCCCGCCCAACCTCTTACAAGGAGGCTGCTCTGCCTGTTGAGCTACACCGGCGTTTTGCTTCGACGCGGCTCCTAAGCCAACGTCACCGATGGCTCAACCTGCCCGTAGGCAGGCCTTCCAAAAGCGCCGCGTCGAACTCGTTGCCCCGTGGGGCGAAGCTTTGAAAACCACGGCCGCGCCGCCAAGGCGCACATCCCCGTGTTGCCGCTGTGTATGAATCGGTAGCCTCGCTAAGTCAAGAGCGTATATCGGAAGCACATGGGCAGCATAGGGCCAGCGCACGATTGCAGTTATCAGCGAATAGTTTGGTTGACCATTGCAATTTTTTGAAAGTCGTCGGCACATGAATGCACAGCCGCCGGCGACCGCGTGGTGCGCATTTTCAGCGCCCTCTTGCGCGCCTCGCGAAATGCCAACTC